TTTCGTAGGCGAGGATTTCACCGTCGACGAGCGAACGCGTCGCTCCTTGCTGGGCGGCGGCGGCCGTGGCGCCGCTCAACGTCGCGCCGCTTTCCGTCACGTCGACGCACAGGGAGTCGACGACGTCCCAACCGTTGGCGGCGGGCAGCGCCCGCGTCAGTCGCCCTTGTCGCAACGGCTGGGTGATCCGTGCAATCCGCGTATAGCTGGCGTCGTCAAGCGACAACCAGACGTTTGCGCCGCCCCAATTGGGATCGGCTTGGCCGTTCACGCCGCCTGATGCGCCGACCCAGATCTGCGCCGCCCCGCCAGCCAGGGCCGCCGGCGGCTCGAAGATGAACGGCGGGTTGATGGGCGCGGCGGCGACGCCGTGGTTCACCACGTTTCCCGAGGTCGAGGCGACGGGGTAGAGCACCGGGGTCGACACGCCGGCGGTCAATTCCTCAGCCGTGACGGCGATGAGGCCTTTTTCGTCCTCTTCGAGCGCAACGATGCGGACCGGGCAGGCGCTGAGTCCGAGATGGGCGTCGTTGATCGTCACGACGTCCATCGGATCGAGCAGGCAATATTCCCACGACAGTTTGAATGCATAGCGCGTGCGCACGTAGAGCTGGCGCTGCAGGATGGTCTGCGCGACGATCGCTCCGACGTTGATCTCGTCGCAGATCTCATGCGCCTGGATGGTTGTCCCGACCCTGACGCCGTAGCGTTCGATCTGCGATTGGTCGCGCGCTTCGACTGGAACGCTCGCGTACTCGTTGGCGCGCGACAGGCACTCGACGCGCTGGATCGTCGGCAACGACCAAGGGTCGGCGCGCGCCGCCTGCAACGGGTCCTTGTTGCCCTTTTCGTCGACGAAGTCGGCGTCGCCAAGATCGTAGATCGGCGTCAGGTCCGGCGCGAAGCTGTCGCTGGTCGCGCCGCAGCTTCCGGCGGGTATGGGCGCGTCGGCGTAGGGGATGAACCTCAGCCGGCCGCCGCTCCACACCGCCGCGCAATTGACGATCTGCAGCCAGCGGGTCAGCACGCTCGACGCCTGCTCCTGGCTGTTGAGGGCTGGCGAGAAGGCGATCCCCAGCGCGCGGCAATAGGTCTGCAGCGACGCGCCGCCGGAGGCGCCGAACAACGTCGTCGCGTCGAGGCTCGCCGGGTCGAACCCCGCGCCGTATTGCGGATTGGTGAGAAAGTCGGCGATCACCTGCGCCGGATCGGCGTCGACGCCGTTGACGCCGGTGCCGGCGAGCAGGCCGACGATCTCGAAATTGTGGTTGCCGATCGAAGCGTTGTCGCCGAGTGCGTAGTTCGCCGCGCAGACGAAGGCCGTGCCCTGGTAGGCGAGCGCCTGCGCCGGGTAAGTCGCGGCGAGATAGCCCCAGGTCGCCTGCGGTGTCGCGCCGTTGAAGAAGCTCAGGCCGAGGTCGGCGAGCGTGTAGGTCGATTGGTCGCGCCAGACGCGGCTGACGCCGCCGATCAATCCCTCGCACAAAGCGAGCATGAGGTCGGCGCTGTAGGTGTAGCCGCTCGGCGAGGCGGACGACCCGCCCTTGCCGCCGCCGCCCTCGCTGTGACGCTGGAAATTCGTGTACCAGATCACGTTGGCCGAGGCCTTTGTCCGACCCCAAATGATCGCGATCGGCAGCGTGCTGACCGAAGTCTGCAGTTGCAGCCCGGTGTAGTCGGGCGTGACTCCGGTGGTCTTGGTCTGGCGAAACCAGCTCATGACGACCTAGCCCCAATAACTAGCGAAGCGCGCTTGCCCGACTCGCGCGAAGAGTTCGGCGTTGTGCGACAGCGCTTCCTCGATCACCCGCCCCGCCGGCGCGAAGGCGTGAATGATGGTCAGCGGATCGGCGATTGTGACGATGCCGCCGTGCGAGAAGCAGCGGCCGTATCTGAACAGGATCACGTCGGCGGCCTGCGGCCGCTCGACGATGCGCGCCCGGGCGAGCAGGAAGCCGAGGTAGCGTTCCTCGCTGCGATGCAGATGCCAGTCGCGCGTGTAGGGGCGAGGGTCGAACGGCTCGACCAAGCCAAGGCCGCAATAGACCCGCACCAACAGCATGGCGCAGTCGCAACCCGCGCCCTTGACGTCGGCCATGTGGTGATAAGGCGTGCCGATCCATTCGCGCGCCGCCGCGACGACGCGGGCGCGGGCGAGCGTCTCCAACATAAGGAAGTCCTCACTCGAGATGCGTGGGAGGCGGACGGTGCGCTGCGCCGTAGTACCGAGGCGCCCCTGCCCACTTCTGCCGGATGTGCCTAGGTGTGGCGCAAGAGACGCCATTCGCTCGACGCGAATCGGCCGATTGAGAGTGGGTTGAAAGCTGGGCAAGACAGAAGACGAGGCACCACTTGGCCGCCACGACCCCGAACCGTCTGGAGGTACGGGCGGGGAAAGATCGCGCGGTGGCGAAATCCTCAGTGCCGGAAAGCGATCATGTCAGTGCCGGAATGCGACCATCAGAAACTTCGGGCAAGGTCGGCCTACTAGCGCCGACCGCGCTGCAAAACCTCGCTGGGGAAACGGGCTTCTCAATCTCGTGGCTTTGGTGCAGGAACGAACCCCTCGAGTACGTCCTCGCGCCGCACACCAAGTTCATCCAACGTGTTTAGATATTTTCCGATGTCTACCGCGATGATGAGTGCCGATTGCTCGCGACCAGTAATTGCGTCACGTTGAAAAAATCGACTTATGATAAATTGACGATGCGGAGGTAACTCCCATTTCATTCTATCTGGCACTCTTCCGTTCGTGAACAAGAAGAAATTATCCTTCTTCCCTTCGATCTCGATGTTGGCCCCATAAACTCCCGCAAATCGCCGCAGCCAATCGACAGGCGTGGAAAGGCCCGCAACATTCACTCGTGTGGGATAAATTCTCCAGGCTTGATGAACATGTAGTCGAAAGCCTTCCCTACCACCTGCGACTAACATGGTAAAATCTTTGAGCGGCCATCTAGTGCGAAATGTCTTTAGGAACAAAGAAATCATCGCAGGTTCCTGCGGTCGTCGCGCAGGCCCGTAATGCTGTTCTATTGTCGGCGCTCGAATTGTGGTCTCAATGATTTCTTTTTCAAGCGGGAAGCGCTTGCCAAGTAGGTCAACTACGTTTGAAATTATATTGATCTCATAGAGATCAGATGGTAGATCTCCTCGCTCGGCGAGCCGAATCAGAGCAGAATTTGTGTCTGGCGGCGCAATTAACTTGTCGGATTCCGCGTCTAGAACCTCTGCCATTTGCTCAAGGGCATCCGGGGTGTAGTCATCCGCAGCCAAACCCAATCGGGAGCGGACCTCGTCGATGACCATTTCACGAATAACTTCTTCCTCATGAAGAGCTGTTGTCGTCTGGTCATTGACGTAGCCGAGATAGAGGGCCGCGCGAGACAAGAGTCCAACTGCCTCTATTGGGTCGAGCCCTTCTAAGGCTTTGATCATAGTCCCCTCACGAGCACAGACAAATCGACGATGTCGAACTCATGGCGCTCCAGGTCACTGATCTGGTATTCCGGTCCATAGCCGGCACGGTCGGGCCGTCGGACTGCTTTGATCCGGGTTGCGTCAATTGCATGCCGCGGAATTACATACATAACAGGCATCCAAATTCTCCAGGATCGAGCTCGAACGCTTGCGATGATTTCATCTGCCTGTTCTTTCGCTATCTCACCGGTGGAAAGCCATTCCCTAGCGAGCCGCGTGAAAGTCTTCCTATGGTCCTTTATGATATGACAGTGTTCTTCTTGTGCCCGATATTCACTAAGCAAATCTTCGTATATCTTTCGCGGGTTCGAACTTGGCGCGATCAGTGTTCCGGCGGTTCCGGCCGGCGCATCGCGAGCACTGTCAAAAAAATCGCATACCCAGGCGAAATGTCTGCCTCCTCGATACTTCGTGGCAATCTCTGTCGCGAACCACGGGTTTGCAGAATATAGAATAGGTCCGGCCATCGGGACGTCTTACCCACAATGCTCCCCCTTCCTTAACAGGCACAACACTGGAAGCCAAACGGGGCGCTCGCGTTCCAGCCCAAATAGGTCGGGACACCGGCGTGGGTGACCGCAAGATAACGACGGTCGACGACGCCAGTACAGTCAAATTGCTGGCACGAGTGCCTCTTGTCACGAAATGCCTGTGCGCCCGTCAATACGCGATCTGCGGCGGGGGCACATAGGGGAAGCCGCGGAAGCGAGCGAGGTTGGCGAAGCGCGCGGCGCAGGACGCGGGCGTGTGGTCGCAGCCGGCAAAGACGGTGAACGCGTCGCCGGCGGCCGGCGCAGCGGGCAGCGGATACATCAGGTTCAGCGACGCGCCGGCGACGACGCTCTTCACCGTCGCGCGGACATTCGCGTTGGCGCCGGAAGAGAAGGTCAGCGAACCCTGCGCATGGCTCGCCTGGGCGCCGGCAAACGCGATGACGCTGGCGGTTGAACCGGCGCCGGCCGTCCCGCTCGCTGCAAAGGTTCCCCGCGGCACGCCGCAGCCGGAATCGTAGAGCGTATGCAGACAGGTCGGCGCATAGAGGTTGCGCGGCATGTCGATGTCGAGCACGATCAGATCCGAGGCGACGGTGATCGTCGCGCTGGTGCGGCCGACCGAGTCGACGGTCGAGACGCGACCCTTGAACAGCGTCACCCCGCCGATCGGCGGCTGGCCGAGCGCGGTCATGAACACGCGGTCGCGCTGCACGCTCGTGCCGTCAAACGCGCCGTCGCGCAAGGCGGCGAGAAACGGCGCGCCATTGATCAGGTCGGTCGGCCGCGCGGCGATGGCAATCTGCTGCTTGTCGACTTCGAGCCCGACCGAGCAGCGGTACTTGAGGCCCTGCACCAGCGGCCCGTCAGCGGCGTAGGTCAGGCCGTTGTAGACCACCGGCTGGTCGACGTTGGCGTAGGCGAGAACCGTTCCCGTCGCCAGCGTGAAGGCGAAGCATTCGGCGAAGGCGATCGGCGCGTCGGGATTCGCGCGCGCCGCGTTGAGAAAGGCGATCAGCGCAGGGGAGGCGGTCTTCATCTGCGCTCCTTGGAGAGGGGCAGTGGGCAGTGGGCAGTAGGCAGTCGGCAAAGGACGATGGACGTTAGACGGCGAGGGCGCAGGCCCCTGCAGCCCACTGCCGACTGCCCACTGCCCACTGCCTCTAGCTCGTTCGCACCGAACGGAACTTGAGGCTGTCGAGCCTCCACAGGTTCTGCATCGCCTGCTCGAATTCGGCCGCGTCGTCGTCGAAGCGGCAGAGGAAGGCGTAGGCGAAACTGGCGGCGACCGCCGCGCCGCTCGCCGGCGGCGTGGCGAAGACGAGGCTGTTGGGCGCGGCGAGCGACCAGCCGGCGCTCTGCGCGACTCCGCCGACGCTCACTTGCGCAACGCCGGTCGTCCAACCGACCGGTTCGAAAAAGCCGCCGAGCGGCCGCGCCAGCGTGAAGCGTGTCGTCGCGCCGTCGC